ACTTTTCGCTAACCTCCGCGCATGGACTACCCGGCCGACGACGCAATCCTCCGTGACATCGCAACTCACGGCAACGCGCGCAAAGCCCTCCGCGATAACAGCCTCGCGCCAGAGCAGTTCTATCCGCGCTTGGTTGACGATGCCGCTTTGTTTGAGCGATACGCGCGAGCGAAAAAGGCTGGTTGCAACGCCTACGCTGACGACACAATCGATCTAGCCGATAGTTGCGAGCAATCGCAAGAAGCGGTAGCAAAAGCGCGGCTGCAGGTTGAAACGCGCAAGTGGCACCTTTCGAAATTGCTCCCGAAAGTTTACGGCGACCGGCTCGAGCTCGATCACAAAGGCGAGGGTTTCGCGATCACGATCAAGCCACCAGAAAAAACGGGGTGATGTCGTGGCGATCAGGCTCACCGGCACGTTCCAAGGCAAGTCGAACAAGCTCGGCTATGGTGGGCGTGCAGCGCAGTTGAAGGCGCAGGGTGTACCTGCTGGTGTCATCGGCAACCTGGCGCGCAAGGCGCAGGCGGCGCCGGGGCAGAAGAACTACCACGGCAAGCGCGGCGGATGACGTGACCTATCGTCGCCAATCAACGCCGGTCGTCGTCACCATTGCGCCCTTGCGCGTTGCGCTGCTCGAGCTCTGGCATTGCGTGCCGCTGTTGATGCCAGCGGTCGCACGTTTGCGGCGCAACACGGATGGTCGTCTCGCGATGCTGTTGCCGGCATGACCCGCACCGTCGACTGGCAGGCGCCGGGCCCGGTGGCGTGGGCCTTCTACCATTCCGACGCTTTCGTATCCGGCATCATGGGCCCGTTCGGGTCTGGCAAAACGACAGCCTGCATCGTCAAAGCGATGTCGATCAGCGCGCGCCAGCCGAAGAACAAGGAGGGTAAGCGCCGCTCGCGTGGCGCGATCATCCGCAACACCTATCCCGAGCTGCGCACGACCACGATCAAGTCATGGCATGAGTGGGTGCCCGAGGATCTCGGCAAGTGGCAGAGCGAAGGGCCGCCAACGCATTACGTCTACGGGCCGGACGGGCTCGACGCGGAAGTGATATTCCTTGCGCTGGACCGGCCAGAGGACGTGCGCAAATTGCTTTCGCTCGAGCTCACTTGGGCGTACGTCAACGAGGCGCGCGAGATCCCGCTCGCGATCATTGACGGCCTCACCGGCCGCGTGGGCCGCTTCCCACCGGTGCGCGATGGCGGATGCGTTTCGCCACAAGTCTTGATGGACACCAACCCGCCGGACTCCGACCACTGGTGGTACCTGCTGGCCGAGCGTGACACGTCGACCCCGCGCGGAGCGTCGATGGTGCAGACGATGCACGATGCTGAGGGGACGCTACGCGGCAAAGGTCTGCTACGCGAGGATCAGCACTTGTTCCGCTTCTTCCGGCAGCCTGGGGGCCATGATCCCAAGGCGGAGAACATGGTCAACCTTCGACCCGGCTACTACGATTTTTTGGCAGCCGGCAAGGGGCCGGACTTCGTCAAGGTGTACGTCAATGCCGAGTACGGCTTTGTGTCGGATGGCAAGCCGGTGCATGGTGACTACGTCGACACGCTGCATTGCAAGGCGTTCGAGCTGGTGAAGGAGCTGCCGATCTACGTTGGCCTCGACTTTGGCCTGACACCGGCGGCCACCATCGGGCAGCGGGACGTGTGGGGCCGTTGGAAGATCCGCCACGAGCTTGTCACCGATGACATGGGCGCCGAGCGATTCGGGCGTGAGCTCTCGAAGTTCATGCGCGAGCGGTTCAACGGGTGGCAGATCGCGGCGATCACTGGCGACCCGGCCGGCAATGCTCGCGATGCGCGCGAGGAGACGGTGTTCGAGGTGCTCAAAGGTTCGGGCATCGAAGCACGTCCAGCCTCGACCAACGATTTCACCGCCCGGGTGGATACGGTCAACGTCAACCTGCGGCGCCTGGTTGGGGGCGAGCCTGGACTTGTGATCCATCCCGACTGCCGGGTGCTGCGCAAGGGTATGGCTGGCGGCTACTGCTTGCGCCGGTTGCAGATCGTGGGCCATGAAATGTTCCGCGACGTGCCGGACAAGAACCCGTTCTCGCACGTGGTCGAATCGCTGCACTACCTGCTGCTTGGTGCGGGCGAGGGGAAGGCGCTCGTCACTGTCACGCACACGGGACCGCCCTTGCCGACCGTGGCGGACCTCGACTATCCGGTCTTTTCCTGACATGCCCTCGAAGAAGATTTCGCCCGACTTGGCGCGCGCGCATCGGCGCCGGCTGCGCATTGAGGACGAGAACCTCACGATCGACAACAGCATCACGGATGTAAAGCTGACGGTACAGGACGAGGGCGTCACGGTGGGCACGCCGGAAGGGATCGACATTATCGACATTGTTGGTGATGGTGCGGTGGCAACGGGCCTGCTGAACAAGGCGACCATCACGATCACGGCCGGCAGTGGCGTCGGTGCTTTCGATTGGGGTAAGTACATCCAAGGCTTTCGTTGGTTCCCTCGAGGTTGATCCATGACCGCGCTTAACATCAATCCTATCTTCAGCGACATCCCGCGGTTCTCGTGGAGTGAGCCAATTATCACCGCGAACACGGCGATGGACGGCACCGGCACCACATATCTGATTTTCACCGCCGGCGGAAAAGGCTCGTTGCTGGCGGAGTGCATTCTCCGTCCGGTGGGCGCGAATGTGGCGACGGTGATCCGGTTATTCGTCAACAACGGGAACACCCCAGCGACTGCGGCCAACAACATGCCGTGTGGTGAGCTGACGATGCCGACGATCGTCGTCAGTCAGACCGCGCAACAGGAGGATTTTCGCATCCCGCTCGGCTTTGCCATTGAGCCGAATCACCGGGTCTATGGTTCGGTTGGGACGGGTGTCGCAAGTGGTTGGAAGGCTGCCATTGCCGGCGGCGATTACTGATGCGCGATGTTCTACGATCTGAGACACCTTCCGCCGTTTCGCTCCTGCGACGTGCAGCGGTTCACCGCGGACTATGCGGACACCGCCGGTGCCGGCCTGTATATCCCCTGGCGCAAGCCGCAGGGCGTGACGATGTGCCTGTTCATGCTTGCCGCAGGTGGGGGCGGTGGCGGGGCCGGATGGGGCGATGCAGCGGGAACCTCGCGGCGCAGTGGTGGTGGTGGCGCTTCGTCGGCTTGGGTGGTCGTGCAGATTCCGGCACTGTTCGTGCCGAATTATCTTGGTTGGCGCATCGGCCGTGGCGGGGCTGCCGGCGTGCAAGGTGTTGCCAATGGGCAGCCTGGGATTCAGTCAAGCATCATCTACGATCACGGGCAACCATCGAATAATTCGATTACCTGCAGCCCAGGTGTTGGTGGCACCAATGCGACTGCGATTGCAGTGGGAAGTGGTGGCGCGCCAACGACAGCAAATGCTCGTATCAGTTATCTTGGTTTCGGTTGTTTATTCTCATCGGATGCAGGCGGTGGAGGTAGCAGCGGTTCCCTGATTACACCAATAAATCCCACATGGACTTTTCCGTTTACTGGTGGTGCGGGTGGTGGTGGGGTGCAGAACACTAACACGGCTTTCGCTGGAGCTAATGTAACCGCTTTGGGAGGCGGGCAGATTGAAACTTTCCCTTTTCCGAAGGGCGGGGCGATTCAGGGCGGAAATGGAGAAGATGGCTGGTATCGAGAAGCACCGTTTTTCGCAATGGGTGGAGCCGGTGGCGCAGGCAATACCGGAGGCGCGGGCGGTGTTGGCGGTCGCGGTGGCAAGGCTTGTGGTGGTGGCGGTGGTGGTGCCGGCACTCCTGACGGTGGCGACGGCGGCAAGGGCGGCGACGGTTTTGGAATTGCGATTAGCTGGTAACGATTAGTTGAGGAGGCACCATGTCTTTCCTGTTCAAAGCTCCGCAAGTGCAAGCGCCGGCCCCGATGGCCGCGCCCGAGCCAACTCCGCCGACGCCGACCATCGATCAAGCTGCGGTCGGGCAAGGCTTCGCCGACAAGCTGCGTCGGCGCCGGGGCCGTCGCTCGACCGTGCTGGTGCCCGATACGCTCGGCCAAAACGCACCGGCGGCGCCGGCTGCGGCGACTGTATTGGGGTAGATGATGAGCCTCGATCCTGAATTTCTGCTTCGCCGTCAGAACGAGCTCGAGGGGCAGCGGGCGAACTTTGACACGCATTGGCAGGAAGTGCAGGACTTCGTGCTGCCGCAATCGCTCGGCTTCATCACGCAGACCACGCCGGGGCAGAAGAAAATGGAGCGGGTGTTCGATTCGACACCGATCACCGCCAACGAGCACTTTGCCGCAGCCATGCAGTCGATGTTGACGCCGGCCACCGAACGCTGGCACAAGATCGTCCCGATCGACCAGGAGCTCGAGGACGACTACGAAGTAACCGCCTGGTGTGACGAAGTGACCAACGTTGTGTTTCGTTCGCGCTACGCACCGCGGGCGCAGTTCGGGCAGGCGATTGGCGAGGGCTTTCTCGCCTTCGGTGCGTTCGGCAATGCGGTGGTGTTGATCGAGGACCGCCGGGGTGAGCACTTGGTGTACCGCGCCGGGCACCCAAAGGAATACTACTTCGTCGAAAACGAATGGGGTGTGGTCGACACCATGCACCGCAAGTTCCGCATGAGCGCGGCCAACCTGGCGGCTCAATTCGGCGTGGACGTGCTACCCGAGGGGATTCGGGTCGACGCCACGCGCAAGCCGGATCAGCTCTACGACGTGCTGCATGTCGTCACCCCGCGCGATCGTGGCGGTTATGGTCCGCGCGAGGCGCCCGGGATGGCGTTCGCCTCCTGCTACGTCGCCATCGCCGGCAAGAAAGAGCTGCGTCGTTCCGGTTATCGCTCATTCCCTTACGCGATCGGGCGCTACCAGACGACGGCGGGCGAAGTGTACGGCCGCGGGCCTGGCATGACCGCGCTGCCGGACATCAAGACGCTCAACGAAATGATGAAAACGATTCTCCGTGCAGGGCAGAAGGTCGTCGATCCTCCCGTTCTACTACAGGACGGGGGGGCCCTCGGCGCCTTTCAGTTGCGCACCGGGGCGCTGAATCGCGGCTACGTCAATGCGGACGGGAAACCGCTGGCGCACCCGTTCGTCAGCGGTGCCAGGCTCGACATCGGGCTCGAGATGGTGCAGGACGTGCGGCGCCGAATCGACGCGGTGTTCAAGGTCGATCTGTTCCGCATCCTGGTCGACAAGCCGACCAACATGACCGCCACCGAGGCGTTGATTCGGGCCCAGGAAAAGGGCGCGCTGCTGGCGCCGACCGGACAGCGCACGCAAGGCGAGTTTCTCGGCGGTATGGTGGCGCGCGAGCTCGATATTCTGAGAACAGCCGGCCAGCTCCCGTCGATGCCGGATGCCCTGATGCAGCGCGGCGGCGCGAGCGCGATCAAAGTTGAGTTCTCGGCCCCGATCAACCAAGCGCAGAAGGCGCAGAAGGGGGTGGCGATAAACACCTTCTTATCGGCGCTCGAAACCTACGCGGCGATCGACCCGTCCGTCATGGACAACGTCGACGCCGACGAAGTGGTGCGCGAAATGCGCGACGTCGCCGGCGCTCCGCAGAAGATCATCCGGCCACCGAAGGATGTGGAAGCTCTGCGCGCGAAGAAGCAGGAGCAAGCGGACATGGCGAACGCGATCGCCGCGGCCGAACAGACGGGGGCGGCGGCGAAGGATTGGGCCACCGCGCAGGCGACCGCCAGGGCGCAGCCGCCGAACCTTGGCGCCGGGTTGCAGTGAGGCATGGCCGATGTCACGGCGCTGCGCCGCCCGGTTGAGAGAGCAAACGAGATCCAGGCGCGCGCTTTGGTTCTGGCGATGGCGGGGGTCGTGATGGCTGCGCGCCGGCGGCATCCGAAATACCGGACCGAACAGCATTGCGGGGTTTGTCGCGCCCTGCGCGCGCTTGAGGAGCTGTTGCGCTGATGACGATCCTTTCGCGGCTGTTCCAAGTCGACCGCACGCGCGGCGCGTACTCGCGACTGTTTGGCGCGCTCGCCAATCCCGACACCCGGGCCGTCCTCGCTGACCTGGCCGAGTACTGCAACCTGTACCGGACCTCGGCCTGCATTTCCAAGCAGACAGGGACGATGGATCCGATCGCCATGGCCTACGCCGAGGGCCAGCGCGACGCCCTGCTCTACATCCTGCGGCAGACCAACGCCGACCCGACCGAAGTGCAAACCGCCATCCAACAGGAGCTTGAAAATGCCGCCTGAAGCCGCTGCTGCCTCAATTCTTTCCACTCCACCCACGCCCGC